CATAGGTCAGCATTAATAATGCGCCATCGGTGCGTAGTGCCATCAGTAATGAGTCAGGAACATTAGAGTAGGCCAGTGCTGTCAATCCACCTGTGGTGATGTGTTCAGCCAAGAAGGTTACGTCATCCGATTGGAATGAATCGCTCTCCCACTTATAGGCCACGTTACGCACCTGTGTGCCTGATCGTTGAATAAAGAATACGTCTGAGCCCACATAGGCTGGGTGGCCTAGTTTAGACCCGTAGGAGGTTTGTCTACGCACATCGACATTAGTTGGCGTGATGGCAGACTCATTACCGCCTGTTACTCTAAACTCACCGCCCGATGTACCGACAATCAGTACCCGTTGTGCCGCCATCCACTTGATGTTGTTTACACGATCTGATGCAATCGCATAGCTAAGGCCGTCATCAGCATTAGCTCCAAGATTAAAGTCTTCATAAATGCCGGGCTTTGATCCCCATAAGGTTTGTGGCTTATGTGATGTGCCACCGTACCAAAGGCGCTGCTCATAGAACACGACTGCGGCAGGAAAGCCTCTGTGACTGCTAAACGCCCCTTCTTGCCATAGGTTTGTGGCATCAGTTGTAGTGGGCATGTAGTCCAAATCTTTAACGGTAATATTGGCCACGGTTGCAGATGCAACGCTATTCACGCGAACCCATACGACCTCGCCAGTTGCATTGCCGGGGTTAGTGTCTATAAGAAAATCAATACCAACATGGCCGCTGTCAAATAAAGCAGATGAAGCGGTGATATTTTGAGTTGCAGAAGTCGTGTCAGCAAAGGCAAGGGTTAGTGTCTCGGTCTGGTTGATGGGTAAAAATGGGCCTTTCTTAAAGTCTTCATCAACGAGCGTCCAGCTTGAGTGGGCTAATCGGGTTAACTTTCTTGGCTTGTGGCTAGGGTGAACGATCCACATAACGTCTGCGTTTTGGGCAATCTGTAGCTCACCCACTTGATCATGTGTATAGGCTGTAGTGATCTCATACACTGAGCCATTAGCTTGAACTTGACCGCCATTGGTGTAGAAGCGTATGTAGTTATCGCCAAACTCTAAAACGTAGGTTTGATCAACACTGTACTCAAAAGAGATTAATCGAGTAGAGTGCGTTGAGTTTTTCACTTCATTAATGAATCGCGTACCACCCCTGCGCTTGGCTCCACCGTGAGGCAGGGCCATAAAGTTCTCCATGACCTCACAGCCAGTAGCGTACTTTGGTGAGTCAGTCCGGCCCATCAATCGTGGCGATAGCTCTCCAGATGAAAAGCTATTGATGATTGGGGTCAATCTCATGCGCGAACCCCTTCAAATAAGGTGGCAGTAATGTCCTCTCGCCCTACCTCTGCCCCATCGTATGATGATGCTTCTGTAATAGCTTTCTCAGCCAAAGCCCACATATCATTGGATAATGCGCGATTCTGACTCAGACCGTATGCAACCTCGGCAGCGATTCGACAGGCTAGTGCAAAGACTAACGATGGGTCGAATTGGCCGGGGTCGGTAATTTGTGCAACATACTTAATGGTTGCCGTTTCGGTGTTGCAGACCAATGTGCGGCCCTCGACACGGTATTGTGAGGCTTCTCTTAAATCCAAAACTGCTAAACAATAAGGGTCGTTAGGTAGGCTGTATGCCTTATCAAAACCCCAAACTGGTGAAGATGAAAGTTGAGCTAATGTAGAACGCTGGATAGCGCATGACCAAGGAAAAGCCCTAAGCACTGCGTCACGACCATCAGCATAAACAGCATTGCAGACGTTGGCCTCAGTTGAGCCGTCCTGCAAGGAGGTAATCGTGTTTGCACCGATCATAGCCAAAGCCCGATTACATATTGAAACTTCGCTAGCCATACAAACTCCTAGTTAAAAAAAAGGGGCATATTTCAGCCCCCTTGTTGGTGCTACTTACTGATTAAGATTCAGTACAATCAACCTGTACAACACACTCATCCTGTACGCGAGTTGCGCCAGCTACGAATGACAAGTACACCTGATGGGCATAACTCTTATCAGGACGAACATCGATCTTAGTCTTAACGTCAGAACCAATACCAAGGCCCATTGCGCCTTTAGTGAACGCGAAGCATGAGCGAGTGGTCGTGGCTAGAGCTAGGCGCTCAGAACGCAAGAACTTAAAGCCCATGAACGTATCAATGTCACCCTGTACTAGAGCTTTCACTGAGTTGTAATCAGAGGACTTGATTTCAGTCGTGTTCAACAAATCTGAAATCTGCTTAGAACCAAGAACAATGAAACGCTCGTCATCTGGATCGACATCATTGCCGTCTAAGATTTCTTTCGTTTCAATTAGCTTGGCAAGACTTAAACCAGCCGAACCGTGAGCGATCTTCTGACCACTAGGCAATGCAACGTTTGAACCGTCACCATCGACTGCGTTACCCAAAGCTGCTGCGATGATCAAGTCATCAATTGCACGAGCCATAGAGCCTGCGCCTGATTTGGCGTAATGAGACTCAGGGGTGATCAACATACGAACTTTATCTTCATCGTCAATCAAGTCAGCCCAATGGAAGTCAGACATAGTTGCTGTACGGCGACTGTGTGGAACGTCCAAAACTGGGGTGGTGGTGTGGCGTGTGGTTTTAGCAACGGCAGCAACAGTACCTAAGCGTTCAAAGTTGAACTTCTCGCCCGTAACGGACTGCTCATTTACAGAGCCACGCAAACGTGAACCCTTCTGTTGTGCTAAGTGAATTAAGTTGTCCTGAAACTGTTGGACAAATGCTTGTGTGATTGTATTAGCCATGTGAGTTATCTCCGAATTGGCAATTGAAATTGGCGCATCGAGCTACCCGAAAGACGGACTCTTAACTGGCAATAACGTTTGCTTCAACGAGATGAGAAACGGCTCATCTAACCCACAGGACTAAGTGTTTAGCTACCCTATGAATTAGATGATCGCGGTTTCCTACACGGTTATTAAAACTATCCTTGCTCTGGATATGCCTGCGAATAAAGACGTTGCATCTTCTCCACTTCGGCGTTGTGTTGGGGGTGGTTTTGAACGTTGTACGGGTGTTCAGTGTTGCGCCTGACCTCTCCAATCCGATCCATTGCCTCGGTAGGCGATAGCGTGAACTTTGAGCTTGAGTCAATACCAGCAGACTGCTCTTCGTTAAGGGTTGCGCCAATGCCAGCCATCAATCGGATCATGCCTGGGTTATTGGCTAGGCCACTATCAAGAAGGAACTGCTGCGTCTCAGAGTCGGCATAAGCCATTACCGCATTCTTAGCTTGTGACAACTTAGTGTCGTAGGCATGGCCCCACTCTTTCTTGAGTAAGTCGTTAGCCGCTTGCATGTCTGCGTCACTATCTGCGTCAGCTTGGGTTGACTGGCTCTGTGTGCTTTCCTGCCAAGACTTCACCTGAGCAGTGGATAGGCCATTGTCGTGCGCCCATTGCAAGAACTCAGGGTCAGCCCCTTCAACCTTGTAGCCGTCTGTTGTGTCAGGACGACCAAGTCGGGCATACATTGCGTTACGAGCCTCAGTTTCATCGCTGGGGAGGTTTAATAGGGTAGGAACCTTATCGGTTAGCTTTGAGTTAAACGCCGTCCAGTCGTCTGTTGAGGCATCCTCACCTGGTATACGGATTGAACCGCCAGCGTATTGCTGTGCATCAAGGTAAGATTTAGCCAGGGTGTTTAGATCTGGGATCTGTGATAGTGATTCATTGCCTCGGTATTCATCTGATAAGCCTGAATGCCATGACTCTGTTACTACTTCTGCTGCTTCTTCACTCATGTTTATTCTCCACGATGTTCGTGATTTCTAAGTAAATGCTACGCTGACCTTCACGAAAAGCCGTTTCACATGGGTCTGTAGAGAACGAGATTCGATCCCCATAGGCCACTTTCATATTGGCCAACATTCGCTGGCCGGTTTTACTGTTGAATAATTCTTTAACGTCTTTACTGAACTGGTCCATTAACTGTCTGCTCCAAATCCGCTACTTGCTGTGCGCCGGCCACTTGCTGCTGGCCCTGCTCCATCTCAGCCTGTTGCTGCTGTTGTGCCTGTCGTGATTGACGCATCTCTCCGACTTGCTCATCACCCCGTAGAATGTCAGCAGGCGCACCCAATCGGTCTGAGATAGTGCGTCCTGCCTTATCCACATCAACAATGTCTAATACGTCAGGGTTAACTTGAGCTAGCTGCATGATCCCTTCAATTGCGCGTTGGATGCTTGTGACTTCATCCATCTTCTGAGATCGAGCCAATGGCCCAACGTATTCAATATCGAGATCACCTCCAGCTTGTTGTAATACTTCGGGCATTGGTGGCAGCGCATTACCACGCAACATGGAATAAAAAGCTCGCTCAACAATTGGGTTAAGAAACTCTGACTGTAAGCGTCCCAAGGTAGGACCAAGTAAGCGTTGCATCAGCTCATAGCGCACCTGAACCTCAGTGGCTGTCATTTGCGGTCCTTCATTCAACTCCAGTTGGTCAGAGAAGAAGATACGGCGTACTGAGGCGCGTACATCACCCAGCATTAGCTGGTCAGCATTCCAGTTAGTGGCGTTGACGATAGGCTCAAGGCTATTCATATCACGAACATAAGTGACTGTGGATGGGCGCATGTCGATCTTGCCAAGGATGCCGTTTTGGAGTGCTTTCAATGGGGGATCAATTGACTTCTCCCACGCTTTCATTGCTAGCTTGCGAGACTCGTTCAGTGTCTTAATGTCTGGTCGAGCAACACAGCCTGGACCGAACCCGTAAACGTCGCCTGTGGTCTTACCCCAACGTGGAACCATGTAAGGTAATTCGTAATAGCCTGACTCTTTGCATATCTTTTTATCAATCACGCTAATGTAGTAGCAGGCCCAAGGACGCATGTGAGGGGGTGCAACCATCGCAACCTCACCTTCAATCTCACGGGGGAACACAGCTTGGATATACTCAAATTCTTTATCGGGGTCTTTCTCTAGCGCCTTGATTGCCTTGTCGCCAGCATCATCACCGAACTTTTGTTTTGCTTGACGCGCAGTGAGTTTAATCTTACGGAACACGGTATCAATGCGGCCCTCTTCACTCTCAGAGATAACCACTTCTGCTAGGTGACAAGCTCTAAAGTTAAAGCCATCAAACTGGGCGTCCTTAGTTTTGACATCAAACTGCAAGCAGGCTGTGCCAAATCCCACCATATCTTGATAAGACTCGGCGACTTCTGTTGAAAAGTTACTCTTACCAAACTCTTGGAAGATGGATTTGCTGCACTGCTCTAGCCAGTCTTTAGCGTCTTTATCTTCATTTAACTCGTCTTCACGGAAGCGTAGGCCGAACCATTTAGTTGATGGGCTTGTAAGCGACCCGTGAAGCGATGCCGATAGAATCTGTAATGCGTGTATACCTGTGGAGTCATACACCTCAGCGGCGCGTTTAGTGCCTCTAGTGGTGGTTGATATAAAGTCCACTTTACCAGGCATTAGGTAGGTCGCTAACTCTTCCCACATTTGATCCCAGTTAACACGGTCGGATTTGAGCCGATCATAACGTTTGATTAATGATTCTGGTGATACGTTAAATTCTTTCATTTACATAATACTCGTTAGAATAGACTTCTTAGTGTCAGCCTCACCTAATAGCCCAGCAAACCTAGTGTTTGTTCTGCTCATGCGAATCAATCTAAGCCTGCGCTGGTAGAGTGCTTTTAATTTAACGGGGTCAGTTTCGGCCTTGATCTGGTTATCAATGTCGGTGATTTCCTCAGCCGCTTTAACTGGGTCAATGTCCTGAGTGTCGTTAATGTCTTTAGCCAAACCCTCTGGCCTAGTGACTTTGGCATCTTTACCTAATGGATCACGGCCTGTCTTAGTTGCAACCTCAGTGCCATCAACATAGGTGGTTGAGGCTTTATCACCAAAGTTAAGGCCGAACAAGCTAGGGTCATTTGCCTTAGTGACGATTGATGGGCCACCCTTGTAATCGTAGGTCGTGTCTTGGCGTTCATTAAGTAGGCCGTACTTCTCGCTTTCAGTCTTAGTGACACCGCCATTTTCAATTGTCGCCATTGAGCCCGTAACACGACTTAGATCATCGGATGCTTTACGCTTCATATCAGCAGTAACAACTTTGTCACCTGAGTAGGCTTTCTTCATGCCAATAGAGTCTTGCTCTGCTTTCATATCGGCCTGACTAACGCCACTCGCCCTCTTTCCAGCCCAATACTCCTGATCGTATTTAGGTGTAGCAGCGACCGTCTTATTATCCTTGGATAGATTTATTCTAGCCTCTGGAGCAACAGCAACAGATGGTGCGCTTGCCTTGGGCACTGCTGGCTTAACGTATGCCGCCTCCCTGCTGTCCATGCCCTTATCAGCTAATGGAGCAGGCTTAGGGGTTGGCGCTGTTTTCTTAGCAAGGGAATTATTTTTGTAGGCAGACCCAGCAGTAACTGCCGCATTAACGCCATAACCATCAGTCTCTTTGCCCATCGTAGTTTTGATTTTAGATGGAGCCTCAACTGGGTTAACCGCTAATAATGACGGCTTTGTGTCCTTTTTTTCTATCTCTTTATTTGACGCAGTGATGGCCGTTGACGCTGCTACAACTTTAGGTGTGACTTTAGGCGCTGCTTTAGGTGTAACTTTAGGCGCAGCCTTAGATACATTGCTTGAAGGTAGTGGTGTAGTTTTAGCAACAGACTGTGTTGATGTGACGGGTCGAGCAAGAGTGCTAGGTAGATTAGCTCGATTGTTTTGATTAGGCTGTTTTGCTTTTGGAGCAGGCGCAGCTTCTCTTTTCTGCTTGTCATACGACTGATCACCACGGCCTCGTCCAGTATCTTTGGTCTTAGCTTTAGGCGTTGATGTGCTTTTGAAATACTTGCTAGAGCCATTACTTTTCTTTTTAGCTTTAGGTGTAGCTTTCTTAGCTTTAGGGGTAGCTTTGTTATCACCACCACCGCCGCCGCCACCGCCGCCACCTGAATCACCGCCATCGCTACTTCCACCCATGCTAAATTCTCCTAGTAAATGTTGCTCCAGCTTTAAAGCCAGCCCTACTTAAATATTTAAACCAACCCTTTCGTGGGCTTCTAAACTCAATGAGATCAAACTCATACTTACTCGCTACAATGTTTAACAGTTCAGTCATTCCTGCGATCAAACTAGGGCCAGTGAGATAAACCATATCAACATGCAAAACAGTCTTACCTGTGTACATATCAATGTGATCAGTCAGCACTAATATCCCTCGCTTGCTGCCATCCTCTTTGACATGAAAAACGTTAGCGTCACCCCTGAGCGCAGCTTGATACACTTGCTCTGGTGTGAAGTCTTCCTTAGCTTTATGAGCTACAATCTCAATAGCATTAGCAAAGTAGTCCCAATCCATTTTCACTTGTTTCGGGGTCTTTGGTATTATGTCCATTGGGCTTACCTTGAGTGATTTGTACACGGTTATTAGAATGAACTTATGACTTGAGACTGTGCTGGGCTACCCCTCTCACCCCACGGGATTGAGTAACGCCTCATCATGTAGGCATAGCGGATGGCATCAAGCAGATCGTCCATCGTCTTGCTGATCTTGCCCTTGTCATTGCGGTGGTATTGATTGAACTCATTAAAGAAGTCTCTGAGATTTCGGTCAGCTTTGAAGCGCCCCTTCATCATCAAGTCACGGATCTCATACAAGCCAGCCTCCACTCCATTCGTACCATCAGGCCATGACGCATGTTTGTGGAGCATGTCGAACCCAGCATCAAAGTAATAATCCTTCTGTTGGTTAGCTGTGCCGTTCTTCTCGGTCTGTAACCCATCCAAAGGCCATGACGTTGGAACACCTAGCGACCAAGGCTTAATAGTCGCCCAAGCTACCTCTGGTGCAACATGACTCGCTTTCCATGCCTGTGTAACGTAGAACGTGCCACTCTCCCTATCTTCAACCAACTGAACGTGCGCCTGTGGATGCTCCCAACCAAAGTCCATCGCGTTAATAACGAACCAATGATCCGGTATCTTGAATGGGTCACACTTGATTGAGTCTTCATCGAGGTCATAGATGCGCCCGTGTCCTAGCATTGGTATCCCCTTGCTTCGCATGTCACGCTGATAGGCAGGGTATTGATCCAACATCAGTCGTTTAGCGTCTTCTGAGAGGTGTGGCGCGTCATCCCAGCCAGCCTGCACAAATGCCTGTCCCTCACCTGGGTTATCCATGAATGAGATCACAGTTTCAGTGCGCCCGTTTTCTGGCGTAAATGTAAGAATGCCCCTGCCGCCTTTGCCCTGGTCGCCTGTGAGTGTTCTTGTCACCACCTGTGGATAGATGGCCTGGTCCTTGGGTTCTTCGTCAATGTGATACCAATCTACAGAGTCACCCATCAGTGCGTGTTGGCCCTGCGTGTAGGACCAGAACTGGCAGACTGATACGCCGCCCGATGTGTGTTTAACCCTCACCTCTCGCATAGCTCCCGATGTGCCTGTCATCGATACATAATCCACAATTAGTTCAGCAGGAATAAGTCCACCTAAGAATGCGCGGTCCTCTAGCCTGCCAAACAATGCGGTCTGTAATAGGTCTCGCGTCTTCTCCCCTGAGTAACCAAGCAGCCAGCAAGTCGGTGCGTGTTCAAACTCATGGCCATCCCAATCGTCAGGGTAGTCACCCATCAAGTGTATAGAGTCAATGTAAGTGCCCAAGTAAGTCTTGCCAATTCGGTTAGCAGCACACAGTAATACCGCCGTCTTAGTCTTAGTAAAACGCACAGTGTCAGCCTGGAACTTGTACAAGTCAGGGAATATCTCTCTATACCGATAAACCTGCTGTCTTCTAATGCGCTCTCTGGCTAATAGGATATAGTCTTGCTTACTGTAGGTTAGCTGGGTCAATCTCCATCCCTCTCAACTCTTCATTAAGCTCATCTTCTGACATACTGCGTAGTCGGTCCTCATAGGTCACATGAGTCGTCATTTCAATGCTCTTACGCTTAGGCGCTACATACTGAGCTAGGTCTTTCAATGCGTTGAGCGCAGTCGCGTAGTCTTTAGCTTCCATAGACAGCTTAGCAATGGTTGCCATCCCTTCTAACGGATCGCAATCAAGGGCTGCTAACTTATCTATAATGCTTTGGCTGCTCTTGTTGGGAGTCCCAGCTACCCTACCCCCGTATTTCTTGCCTTTTGGCATCTACTACTCCCGACTACTTTAGTTAATGCTCAACCATGTCTGAATAAAAACCTGGGTCAACGTATTGCTCGGCCCACTCCATTGCTAGTGACATAATGAGATCATCGTCTTCATTCATATCCCTGCCTTGGTCAATATCAACCACGGTTTTTACTAATAGTGAGACAAAAACTGCCCCTTGGTTAACAACGTCTTGCCCATACACTCTTTCTTTACTCATAACTTTATTCCCTTCACCTAATCTTGTTTTAAGGCAGGCATCACAAAAGTGGTAATAATGCTTATGCTTAACGCAACCCTCACTCATCATTAGGCCCGTCAATAACATTAAACATAGATTCACGGTCAATAATTACAGTGTCAGACCTACCCTCTGCTACTCCTGCCATGCAAACAAAGTAAGCATTCTCTCCCTCTACCTGTACTGCGGAGATAATATGATCTCTGTTTAGAAACATAGCCCCTCCCTTCCTGTAAAACTCACGGTTGTTCTGACTATTCCTATTCCTTACAAGTAAATTAACCTCTATAAGCCTACTCATAGTTTCCACGCCTTTCTTAGCCATATTGATGTTACGTCTGTACCCGTGGGCTCTCTGTCAGTCCCTTCACGGTGCGTCCAGTTGCCCATCCGTATTGGTGTGGTCACAGCCTCTTCTGCGGTCCAGCCGTAGCGTAGTCGGTCTGACAGCGTTTGCCAGTTCATGCTGTGTTCATCTGCTAATTCTTTAATGCCCATCTCCCGTCCTTGGAACGTGACTTTGTGCTTCCGGTCTATTGCTGAACGTCCAGAGGTGAATTTAATGTCTAACTCCCATGCTTGAGTCTTTAGCGTTGAGTATTTAATCTCTAAACGATCTGCTGTTTCACGCAGGGTGTAACCCCTTAACGCAAACAACCCTAAGATTTCAGCCATCTCACAGTTGTAGCGCTCATTAAGCAGCTTACGCGGTCGCCGTTTCACCAGTTGAACCGAACCCGCCGATACCTCGATCTGTTGCTTCAAGCTCATCTACTTGCTCCCATTCAAACGGAATGATTTCTTCAAGCATGATTTGAGCGATCCGCTCACCAGGCTCAATGTATTGCGTTACTTCTGAGTGATTAGCCAATGAAACGTATACCTGTCCGGTATAGTCTGAATCGATAATGCCTACCGCATTCGATGGTGCTAGCCCGCGTTTATCAGCAATGCCAGACCTGGCGTAAATCTTAAAGCAATAACCTTTCGGTACGCCCACAGCTATCCCCGTTGGTATGAGTTGGTTACTACCCTGAATGATATGCTGGGACCGCCCTATTTCAGCCACCAGGTCCATTGCTGCTGCCCCAGTTGAGGCATACTTTGGAAGTGGAAACTTGCCCGTGTGTTTAACCTTTACTTTGACTAATGTATTTTTCACTGCCTTTGATGCTGCCATCGCTCAACTCCAACTATTGATTTCAATCTTGCCTGCTACACCTTCGGCCCGTAGATCGTAGATGCGTTTAAATTCTTGCCGGTAATGCTTGGCTATGTCTTTGACTTCACGTTTAGCTGACCTCCCCAATGAAGTGTCGTTAGACTTCTCTCGCAGAATATCGATAGCGCCTTGCCCTAATAGCTCTAATTTGTGCGCTGAGTGAAGGTTAGGATTAGCCCCCAGGTATTGATGGCATCCATAGCAAAGCGCCTCTGCGTTATCTACACAGAAACGAATGCCCCACTTACCTCTGCCATGATAATGACTGCAATGAAGTCCCATTCTTCGCCCCTCTTCGTAGTAGGTGTGACACCTTTCACAAGTCCACTCGGCTGCTGATCTAACACAGTCACTAAATGCCTTGTCTGCGGGTGTTCTTTTAATCGCTCCCATTACGCCTCCGTTGCATTTTTAGATACCGCTTTTTTCTGCCTTTTTCTGCCTTTTTCTGCCTTTAACGATTCTTCTAACGACTCTCTGGCAGCCTTTCGCACTTCATGAATAAGGTCATATACTTCTTTTGCGGTGAATCCAGCACTCTTTAAAGCCGCGCATATAATACTTTCGGTAGCGATTTGGAATGAATAGCGGTATATATCAGACTGAGTTGAGTAGGCATTAATTAAATCTTCTTTTTTGTCATACATTTTCATGCGGCGGCGAATTAAAGTCCCTATAAACTCTTTTGAGCGGGTTCTAATTTTATCGAGATCGTCCATTAAGCCGCCTCTTTGTATTTTGAATAGGTTTGTAATGATGGCTCTGACCATGCCACGTTGCGCTCAGATCCAAAGGCGTAGATCACCTCAATTAATTGCGAGAACTCTTCCTTGCTTAGCCGACTACTTCTGCCAGACAAACCAACAAAGCCACCATCGATACCCGGAACAGCGCGTTGCTTACTGAGCGATGCCATGAACATGACCTTCCAGTCGCTAGTGTCGAGATTGTCTCCATACCAATTCACCTGTTTTTTTATGTCAGTTAGCATAGGCCAGAGCTTATTATTCTGGCTGACTGATCTAGCTTTACGCCTTAGCACAACCTCCACTGGGCCAACGAACAGCCCTTTGTTGATCATTTGAACGATCTGTTGAATCATGCCTGATACGTTTTTGCTATCTACACTGAAAACCACTTCGCTCATATTGCTGCGGCCCACTGACTCATAGGCAATTTAGCTAGCTTCATGCTGAGTCTTACGTCCCAAGCGCCGACTGGCTCATCGAGTGTTTTGCGTGGGTAGTCAGGGTTATCAATTTGAAGGTATTCATCTAATGGGAATTTCTTTCTCCCGCATTTAACGATCAACGTCACATGGAACCTTTCGACACCCCACTTCTTTGCGACCATTTCGTAGCTCCAGCCATTATTGATAGCTCGCTGAACTAGGACGCACTGCTCAAGATCAAGGCTCATAATTTCACTCTTAA